ATTTATTTATTTCATACGAAGTATTAGACGACGCATAGGGAGGTAATTAGCTATGGCAAATGGCGGAATTATCGGACCAGTTCAAACAGTTACCGAAGCGGTCGCTGAAGTAAAAACAACATTTAATTCATCAGGAACTTTAACTACACAACCAGGAACTACATCACTTGACGTAGTGGTTGTTGCTGGTGGTGGCGGTGGCGGTGGTGCACCTTCAGCACCTGATCATGTTTCAGGTGGTGGTGGCGCAGGTGGAGCTAGAGTAATTACAGGTATTTCAGTTTGTGGAAACTCTCCATATTCAATAACAGTCGGTGGTGGTGGAGCTGGCGCTTCTGCTAGTGGACAAGGTACATCAGGAAATAATTCTATAGGAGCTTTTCCCTCTAACCCTACTACTTCAACAGGTGGTGGAGGTGGTGGAGGTGGACCTCCAGGAACAAATTCAGGAGCCCCTGGTGGATCAGGTGGTGGTGGATCTTCAGCAGGTGGTGGACCAGGAAGTTGTAATAAAGGTTCTGGAACTTGTGGACAAGGAAATCCCGGTGGTACAGGTTTTGATGCAGCTCCTCCTGGTTTAACAGGTGGTGGCGGTGGTGGAGCAAGTGCTGCAGGAGAAGCAGGTAGTCCTCCGACAAGAGGTGGTAATGGCGGAGATGGAACAGATTTTAGTCCTTACATTGGAGCCATTGGACCCACATGTTCAGTATTTGCAGGTGGTGGAGGTGGTGCAAAAAGAAGTGGAACTCAAGGATTAGGTGGTGCAGGTGGTGGTGGAGCAGCAAGAAATCCTGGACCTGGTAATGGTTTTCCAGGAACAACTAACACCGGTGGTGGTGGAGGAGGAACTGCAGCACCTGGAGCAAACGCAGGAGGTAATGGTGGCCCAGGAATAGTTGTTGTTAAAGAACCAGCTATACCAGCAAAAGCACCGGGTGTTTGGTCAATGAACTCAGTATATGAATTTGTAAAAGATGATAATTGGATTACAAGAACCGCGGCAGTAGATTATATGGTCGTTGCTGGTGGTGGCGGTGGTGGTAACTTTGGTGGTGGAGGTGGAGCTGGAGGTTATCGTGCTTCTGGTTATGGCCCAAGTCCACTTCAAGGATCAGCACAAGAATTAAATTTAGGAACATACGCAGTTACAGTTGGAGGTGGTGGTGCTGGAAGCACACAACCTCAAGTTAACGGAACTTCAGGATCAGTTTCAACATTTGGATGTATTACATCAGCTGGTGGTGGAGGTGGAGGTTCAAACCGTGGAGTAGCTCCTGTTGGTAATAACACTGGCGCAGCTGGTGGTTCTGGTGGTGGAGGAGCTTCTAGATGTGGTGGAGCCCCAGGTGGAGCAGGTAATACACCTGAGACTGATCCTGATCAAGGTAATGCTGGTGGTGCTTCTATTAACGACGCTGGTGGTGCTGGAGGTGGAGCTACAGCTGTTGGACAAGCAGGTCAACCAGGAGCAGGTGGAGCTGGAGGTGCAGGTGCACCAAACAATATTAATGGAACAGCAACATCTTACGCAGGTGGTGGCGGTGGTGGTGGTAGAGCTGACAACGGAAAAAATGGTGGAGCTGGTGGAACCGGTGGGGGTGGAGCTGGATCTCCAAACGGAACTGGTGCTGCAGGATCTACAAACACTGGTGGTGGTGGTGGTGGCGGAGGTGGATGTAATCCTTATTGTGGTGGAGCAGGTGGTTCAGGTATCGTGATCGCAAGAGCAAATGCAGGTCAAGGAGTTACGTTAACAACGACTCCAGGTGGTTCAATTTCTTATGCTGCAAACCCAGTAAGTGGTATAGATCAAATAGCAAGTTTTACAGCATCAGGATGTTTAACAATAGCTGATGGAGATCCAAGTGTTACTACAGCAAATTATTTAGTAGTCGCTGGAGGTGGTGGATCAGGTTTTTCTGAAAACCCAGCAGGAGCTGGTGGTGCAGGGGGTTATCGTGCATCAGGATTTGGACCTAGTCCATTACAAGGAAGCGCAGTATTTTTAAGTCCAGGTCCCTATTCTATTACAGTTGGAGGTGGTGGTGCAGCAGGTGTCACTTCTGGACCAAGAGATGGTGGTAATGGTAATAATTCAGTATTTAGTACAATAACATCAGCTGGTGGTGGTGGAGGTGGTGGAGCACCCGGCGGAGGTGGTAGTAGAAATGGAGTTGCTGGAGGTTCTGGTGGTGGAGGAGCTTTTAAAGCAGAACCAAACGGTGGAGGAGCAGGTAATACACCTCCTACAGATCCGCCTCAAGGTAATACTGGTGGTAATGGATTCCCTAGTCCTAACGCTGCTAACAATGCGGCAGGTGGTGGTGGTGGAGCAACCGCTGCTGGTTCTAATGCTAGTTCAGGAGCAGGTGGTAACGGTGGAGCAGGAGCTCCTAATTCAATAACAAATTCAAATGTTACATATGCTGGTGGTGGTGGAGGTGGAAAAAGATGTGCTGGATCTGGTTCTGCTGGAACTGGTGGAGCTGGTGGTGGAGGTAATGGATCAAAAGCTAGTTGTACTGCTGGAGCAGCAGGAACTGTGAATACTGGTGGAGGAGCTGGTGGTGGTGGTCTATTTGGACCAGGTTCTTTAGGTGGTTCAGGATTCGTTGTAGTACGTGTACCAGGATCAACAGGTGCAAGTGTAGCACCAGGAACTAATAGTATTGCAACATTACCAGGACCAGCTGGAGGATGTAAAGTAGCATCATTTACAGTAACTGGAACGTTGACAATAAGTTAAAATTAAAATATATATTAAACACTAAGGAGATAAATAACATGGCACATTTCGCAGAATTAAAAACAAAAGCAGATCCAACAGGATTTACATCGGATACTCATCAAGTTGTTGAAAGAGTAGTAGTTGTAGGAAACGATTGTGTTTCTTCAGACATGCACCAAGATGGTGAAACATGGTGTATTAATTTTTTCAAAGGTGGAATTTGGAAACAAACTTCTTACAATAATAATTTTAGAAAAATGTATGCAGGTATCGGAATGATTTATGATCCTGTTAAAGATAAATTTTTAAGTCCACAACCTTATGCATCATGGTCACTAGATTCAAGTGACGATTGGCAAGCACCAATAACTTATCCAACAGTTACAACTTATGGAAGTAATGATCCATTAGATAGATATTCAATTACTTGGAACGAAGAAAATCTAAAATGGACTGCAACAGATAATTCAGATCCAGTAAATAATTTCAATTGGGATGCATCAGCACTAGCTTGGGTATCCGTATAAGGAGAACTAAGATATGGCTAGCCCTTCAGGCTCACAAAACGGCGGGATACTAGGAGTAAGTAATAAAACTTCTTTTGGGAAGTGTACAGTTACATCTGTTACAGCTACAGGATGTTTAACACTACAACCAGGAACTGCTATTGTTAAAGCAGCAATTATATCTGGCGGTGGTGGTGGAGGTGGTGATAGAGCTGCAGGTGGTGGAGCAGGTGGTTTATTAAATCAACAAATTAATTTAGCTAGCACAGGTGGAAGCGTACCAATAGTTGTTGGTGCAGGTGGAGCAGGTTCTGGTTTTCCAGCATCTTGTGGAACTAACGGTGCGGTATCAACTTTTATTACAACAAGTTCAGTCGGCGGCGGTGGTGGAGGTCGTGGAGATTTTGCTGGTAAAGCTGGTGGTTCAGGCGGCGGTGGTGGTGGTACTGGAAGTCCTCCTGCAAAAGCTGGTGGCGCAGGTACATGCGGTCAAGGTAATGCTGGTGGAGCAGGCTCACTTGTAGGATGTTCTCCTTCACCTGGAAGTGCATATGGATCAGGCGGCGGTGGTGGAGCTGGTGCTGTAGGTGGTGATGGTATTACAGGAACTTTTCCAGGTCCTGGAAAAGGTGGAGCTGGTGGAGCAGGTTTAGATATAAGTTCTGATTACGGAAATATAGGACCAACATGTTCAGTTTTTGCTGGAGGTGGTGGCGGTGGTACAAGAATTGGAGCTCCTGCTGGAGCTGGTGGAACTGGTGGTGGTGGAGCTGGTGGTGGTGCCCCTCCTGGTCCAAGTGCAGCTGGAACTCCTGGTGTAGCTAATACTGGTGGAGGTGGTGGTGGTTGCGGATCATCTGGACCATCTTCAGCTGGTGGAGCAGGTGGATCAGGAATTGTAGTTGTAAAAGAATTAAACGCAGCAAGTGGTGTATGGTCTATGCAAAGTCAATTTAGTGCCAGGTCTCAAGGATCATGGCCAAAATTTATTCCTACTTTAGCAACTTATAGTTTAGATTATTTAGTAGTCGCTGGTGGTGGATCAGGATCTTCGGGTGCTGGAGGTGCTGGAGGTTATAGAGCTTCTGGATATGGACCTTCGCCTTTGAGAGGAAGTTCATTACCTTTTGCATGTACACTTTGTGGCACTGCATATACTGTAACAATTGGAGCTGGTGCAGCTGCAGGAGCAAATTCTGGTAATGATTCAACTTTTTCACCAGCTGTAAATACAATTACATCAGCTGGAGGTGGTCAAGGATCACCAGCTGACGGTACTGGAAAAAATGGTGGATCAGGTGGTGGTGGAAGAGTATATCCTCCTGAGGGTGCTGTTGTTGCAGCTGGGGCAGGTAATACTCCACCAGTCAGTCCGCCTCAAGGAAATCCAGGAGGAACAATTACTTTTCCAGGCCCTATCGGCCCACAAGGTGGTTCAACTATAGGATTTGCAGGAGGAGGTGGTGCAGGTGCATCTGGTGCTGCTGTTACTTTAAATAATTGTTTTGCAGTTACATCTGGAAGTTTAAACGGAGGTGCAGGAGCACCAAACACAATAACTGGTTCAGATGTTTCATACGCTGGTGGTGGCGGTGGATTTACGCAATCAGGTGGATCATTTGTAGCTGGTGGAACTGGTGGTGCTGGTGGAGGTGGAACAACAACTTATCCAGGTAGTTGCGCTGCTGGTGGGGTTAATACTGGTGGAGGAGCAGGGTCTAGTTACTCAACAGGTGGTTTAGCAGGTGGTTCTGGAGTAGTTATTTTAAGAGGACCAAATGCTAGAACTTATTCAGCCGCTCCAGGTACAAACACAATTTCAACTCACCCTGGTGGGGATAAAATAGCTACGTTTACAGTTTCAGGAACATTGACAGTTACATAATAAATGTTATATTAATTTCATAAAGACATATGAACTTAACAAATTATTATTGGTATTTTAAATCAGCTATTCCAGAACGTATCTGTGATGATATTTCTAAATACGGAAAACAACTTCAAGAACAAATGGCAGTCACTGGTGGTTATGGTGATTCTAAAAAATTAAATAAAAAACAANTTANAGATTTAAAAAAGAAAAGAGATTCAGATATTGTTTGGATGAATGATAGATGGGTATATAAAGAAATTCAACCTTACATACATCAAGCAAATGCATCAGCNGGTTGGAATTTTAATTGGGATTTTTCTGAATCTTGTCAATTTACAAAATATAAAAAAGGCCAGTATTATGAT